ATTTTTTTTTAGACCTAATTTTTTTCGGTCCTCATCAAAATAATATTTAAACATAGTTTTAAGTTTAGCTATCAAATATAAAAAATAATTTAATAAATAAAAAAATATTTTATATAAAAATAGGGTACTCCCTTAGTTAAAAGAGAATACCCAGTAGCAAACAGGAAAAGAAAAAAGTTAAAATTTTGTAATAAATTCTGATGTTACATCATCATTTTGATTCGGCACATGCATTATAACACTAAATAAATTTCTTTTTACATTATAACTCATGCCATCAATGTAGCAACTAACTGGCTCTTGTAACACAGTAGTGCCAAAATTAATCCATATTTTATTATGTGGACCAATTGGGTCATTAGTGTTATTATATAAATCACCTTCATACCTAATAACAAAATCCCTATAATCATTTATAACTTGCTGACTAATAATTTTTTCTATACTTTTTAGATAATTAGTTTTATCTCTTGACCTGAAAAAACTACCAGCAATTCTACCATATTTATCATTAGTTAAATAAATGTTTTCAAGTTTTAAGACACCAGATAAATCAGCTGTCCTTTTTCTTATAAATTTTAAATTGTCAAACTTGGAAAAAAAATCTGTTCTATTGCCATCACTATCAATATTTTGAAATTCTAAAGCTAAACTATCGAAATAAACTGCTGAAAACCCAGCAGTTGATGTTTGTTGAAATGCATTATAAATGCTAACAGTTGTTAGCCAACTACCTCCAGGATAAGTATCTAGCTTAAATGATAATTTTTTCCAATTATTGTTAGTGTCAACTGTAACTTCATTTTTAGTGTCAGCATCAACCCAATTACCAGATGTATGATTCCAATATTTTATTGCAGATGCACCTGGTCCTTGTTCAACTAATTTTATTTGCCACCGAAAACCTTTTGTATTACTGCTAGTGCTTTCCATAAAAACATTTAAACTAAATGTATCTGCTTGAGTTGTTATACCGCCACCAATGTCAAAACCTGGACTATTAACAAGAATAACTGATGTTGCACCAGCTGTCGAAGATACTGTTGTGCTTTTAAGCGACCTATCACCCTTAAAAGAAAAATCACTATCAATTGTAGAATTAGTCAATGTAAAACCAGTATCATCATGCTCAAAATGACCATTTGAATATCTATTCACATTAAAAAAATTGTCACCAACATTAACATCAATACTAAATTCTTTTAATGGTCGTAAATATTCTTTTGTTAAATTACTATTTAAAGGTTGTAAATTAGTCGGTACAGTTTGTAATACATTGACTGTACTGGTTGATTGATAAACCCCACTAGAATTATATATAAAATATTTTATAGATTCAGTACCATTATTTTGTAATGATGTTGTTTCTGCCGCTCTAATTCCTGTTGGTATTGAACCACTATTGGCAGTAGTCGCAGATGTATCTTTGACAGATTGTTCACTATAACTTGAATTATTTATTATATACCATCTGCCATAACTTTGAAATATTTTTGCATTAGTAAATTTTAAAATTTGTTCTAATACATTTTTTGCTGTCCTTAAATTTTCTCCATTTTCTAGAAAACTAGATTGTGAAAGAGTGCATTGGTCATAAATTGTATAATCAGAACCACTTGCACCATCTTTTTGAATGTCATTTGAAATATAAATATCAAAACCTAAATTTATATTATTTAAAATATTAGTTATATAATACATCAAATCTTTAAAAGCAACACTATTTAAGTCAATAGGTGCTGTAAAACCACCTAAGCTGCCAAGACCATCATAAGCACTTAAACTTATTGGAAATGGTTTTGTTAAAACACTTTCTCTAAACTGGTCAACTAATAGCCAACCTTCCCAATATGTTTGATAATTATTACTTGAATCCTTATAAGAAATTTTAACTTTATATTCTCTTTCATCAGCTTCATAAAAATCATCATAATTGCTAGTGTCTGTATCTATTAAATTAATTTTGCATGTAGAACCAATTATAGGATTATAAAAATCATCATCACCATTCCAATCAATCTCAACAGGATTGTCTGTGCCTATAAGGTCCAATACACTTCCTGAATAACCATCTTTAAGTATTTCAACTTTTTTACCTTTTAAGTTGTCATCAGAAAACTCTAAACGAAATTTAACACCATACGCCATTACTTAATTCTTTCTCTATTTCTATCAGCCCTTTGTAAAGCAACGACTAAATCTTGACCTTTAATTCTAAACTCACCACCAACTTGAACATTGGATTGTGTGCCACCTAGCATACCAGTTAATTTATCTAATGGTGCAATAACCTCAGGATTGCTTCTAGCACCTGGATATTCACCCATTAAACCCATTGTTGGTGTGCTTACAATACCACCACTTGCAAACTTTTTTATACCACTAAATGCTTTTGTCACAACACCAATAGCACCAGCTACTAATGCTGGTAATACAAATGCTGCTGCAGGACCAAAACTTAAAGATGTTTGTGTACCAGCTTTAGTTGCATCAGCTTGAGATGTTGCTAAATTAGCTGCCATAATACTTGTAGCTGTTTGTAAAAAGTTTGATAAAAATGCACCAAATATTGTCCCAGAATTTCCAAATGTACTTGCTAACTGATTGCCTAAACTGCTAAAACTGCCTTTTAAAACTTCATTTATATTTTCTTGAGCTGTTGCAAAAGATGTAGTTTGTTCGGTCATTGAATTTGTAATTTCTTGGATTTTAAGATTCATTGCATCAGTTAGCATTGAATAATTTAAACCAAATAATTTTGCCTGTTCAATTAGATTAGTATAAAACTCTCTTGTTCTTTGTATTTCTAATGCCTTTCTTTGCTCATCTGTGACTGCGGCTGCATCCTCAATTTGTGTTTGTAAAGCGGTTCTCTTATCAAAAAATTCTTGAAGATTTGTAATTAATCCGCCATAATAATTATCAGATATTTCTTTTAATTTTTCACCTTTAGAAATTTCTAATTGCTGTTGCAAATCAGCATTACCTTGATTTAATTTTATTAAATTATCATAATGTGCCTTAGTAGCTGCAATCTCAGCTGCAAATTGTTTTTCTTTTGTAGTTAATAATGCTTTAGCTGTATCAGCAGCAATTTCTTCTGGTGTTGGACCACCACCGCCACCACCACCTGTGCCAGAAGTACCAGCGATTTCTTTTAATCTTTTTTCTAAATCAATTTGGTCTTGTTTAGATTGATTCAAAGCATCTTGTTCTTCTTTTTCAGCTTTTTTAGTTTCAATAAATGTAGCTAACTCACCAATTTGTTCTTTGATTAATTCATTCTCTTTTTTTAGTTCGCTTTTTCTAGCAAATGTACCAAACCCTTCAAGTTCTTTTTTATTATTAGCTAATTTTTGATTTAACTCATCATATTTAGCAACAGCTTCATCTAAAGTTTTACCAGCTATTTCTTTATTAAATTCTTCCATTGCAGCTGCCTTTTTAGCTTTAGCAATAGAATATAATTTTATAGCAATTGCACCTAATGCTGTTGCAAATGCAATCAATGGGTTTGTTATCATTACAGCTGTAAGTAATCTAACTGCTTTTGTAGCGACAGCAAAACCACCAGCTATACTGCCAATTGATGAGATAAGTGTACCAAACACTATTAATACAGGACCTAAAACAGTACCTATGATTGTTGCAACACCAATGAATTTTTGTGTGCCTTCACTTAAATTATTGAAACGATTTACTAAACTTTTAATTATATCAGTTGCCTGTAATATTGCTGGGAGTAAAGCATTCATTAAAATAATACCAGTATCTCTAAAAGATTCTTTAACACTATTCATTCCCTTTCTCAACTTAAACTCAGCACTATTTTGTAATTCCTCATAAGCCTCAGATGTCACACCAGCACTATTAGTCATTTCATCAAATATGGTAATAGTATCACTTAGCCCTTTACCTAAAAGGTCCATAACACCCATCAAAGCCCTTGAGCCACCAAAAACTTTTTGTTGAGCATCATTGTTATCTTCAAATTTTAATTTAAGTAAACTAAGAGTGCTTAATAAACCATCATCTTTAATTTTTTGTTGCAACATCTGACTTGACAATCCTAATTCTGCAAGTGTATCAGCACCTTCTTTTGATGGTTTTAATATAGAAAGTAAAATGTTTTTGAGCTGCATGGATGCTGTTGCTGCATTTGTACCTGTTCTAGACATTGCAGCTAAGGTTGCACCAACTTCATGAAATTGAACGCCCATGTTTGATGCTATTGGTATTACAGAACCAATTGACCCAGCTAGTTCCTCACTAGATAATTTACCTTGTCTAACAGCATTTGTTAAAACATCTGTTGCAAGTTCAGCATTCAATGATGATTCGCCATAAGCATTCATTGCAGAGGTTGCTGCATCAGCAACAGTTGCGACATCACCCAATCCTAATGCACTTGCTTTTAAAGATGCCTCTAAGGTTTGCATTGCTGTTTCACCTCTTTGACCAGCTGATGTTATAAAGAATAACGCTTCTGCAGCTTCATCAGCACCAACAGCCATTTCTTTAGCCATTTCTCTAACTCGTAACCCCATTTTATCAACATCCTCACTAGCAATACCAACAAGAGTTTTAACCTTGGTCATTGCCTTGTCAAAACTCATTCCCATTTTTATTGCTGATGCACCAGCTGCGGCTAAAGGTGCTGCAACCATTGTCAAATTACGACCAGCACTTGTTAATTTAGAACCAAATGCTTTTAATTTTTGTTCTGCTGTATTTAGAGCTGAATTAAATTGTCTAGAATCACCTGAAAGAATAAACCTTAATTTACTATCTGCCATATTTTAGATTTATTACAAAAATACAAATTATTAAAGTTCTAGTTTTTTTTCAAATTTAGTTTTAGCAACTAGTTTCTCAAATGATTCCATTTGTTCTTTTGTTGATTGTGGCTTACCTCTTTCTAAATATACATCTTGAGGTAATGGGAATAATTTATCAGGTCTTATCATTTGTGATTTTTTTTGACAATTTACATTATAAATCATGGTACTTAAATACCTTATTCTTTCCCATTCAAGATTTTGTTTTAATTGCCATGATTCGCCTTGTAAATGATTCTCTTTCCAAGTGTTTAACCAAAACTCATTTGGTTTGACCCCAGCTTGACCAACATAATAATCAATTAGTGAATCCCAAGTCAGCTGGGTGTTTACTTTCCCTTAGTTGATTGCTTAACATTTCTAGCCATACCAGCATTTAAATCATTGCCTAATATTCTAGATTCCATCATTGCTGCAACAATCTTATCTAAGTCATCAGCTTCTAAATCTTCCATCCATACACCAACATCAAATTTATCATAATCAATTAGTGATTTATTTTCTTGGTCATAAGCTAATAATGCAGAATATATAAGAGACCTAATGGTTGATAAAGAAACACCATTAGTAAATATATCAGCAAGTTTGTCTAAAGGAATATTAAGGTCATCTGTAAAGTTTGACCAAAAATTCATGGAAAAATGCATGGTCCTATTTTTACCACCCATTTTAATAGTATAGTAACCTCTTTTCTTGTTTGCCATAATTTTATAAAATTATTGGCACACAGTTTTACCTATGTGCCATTTATATTTTATTTAACTAATCTTAATTAGTTCCTTGTGTGATTGTACCAGTTATTGTTATTGTGCCTGAATATGTTACAGGTGATTCCATTTCAGCTGAAATTTCACAGCTAGAAATAAACCCACTTCCTGAATAAATTTCATCACCAGTAGCACCAGTTGAGAATGACCAATCAATTTTAGTTCTAGCTACTAAATAACCAGAAATTGCATCAGACCCAGCTGCATCAGTATGGTCAACTAATCCTTCAAAGGAAATCTCACCACTTCTAACTCCAGCAATAAACTCAGAAAACCCTGATGAATCTTTGCTAGTTGCATCAGGTGTGTCCATACTTAGAGACATTGATGCTGATGTTGTGTGTCCAATAGTTGCTAATGTACCACCACTTGTAATAGC